ATATTGTTACCTTCTGAGAAGGCAAAATTCATGTGACCCAGCATCTCGGATGGCGTGATTATCGGTGTATTCGTCATGGCGATAGTCTCCCTTTTTGGTTTATCTGTTCATCCATTCTTTGAATGTAGGCATTGGCGCACCATTGTTAGTGCTATCGTTGCCATTTTCATCTGGTGCGAACGTGGAGAATATTTCAAATTCTTGCCTGTTCGTTCCACGAATTGGCGTCTGCCAATCGCTGACTGGTGACGCCGTTCGACTTCTAAATTTTGCTTCGCGGCGCTTGGCCGCATTTGATATATTTGTCATGCTTATTCTCCTTTGCAAATTCTAATAACTTCAAGGGCATAATCGATGCCCATACCCAGTGGCAATTCGTTTGCCTCTATAGAGGCTTCAACCATATCGGCCAGATAAGGGCTGGCATATTTTGCAACGTATTCGCTTGGCTCGATGATGAGATTTTTCATGGGTCTTCCTTTTTTTTTGTTGGGGGGTTTTATCAGTAATGCCCAGCCAATGGTAAGACTGGGCATTGGTTATAAAACTGGTTTTTCTCAGGCAGGGCTTATACCAACATCCTGAGACTCAGGATGTACATCCTGAGTTAACTTTTTTGCTTTCCACCCCACCAGACCACTCAATCAACATTAGAGGCTCTTCGCTCTGGCTTGGGAAACCTCAGCCCCGTTGCAGGGGCATCCGGCTCATCCGAAAACTTTATTCGGCTTCAGTGGCTCCACCTCTTGTCACAGATTTTGCTCTGTTCTCTGTCGCGGGCGGTTTCATGTGGCCTCTGTTTGTAGGCCCGACAATACAGGCAATTTGTTATATGTCAACTTATTTTTTTCGCACCTCATTCGCACCCCATTCGCACTTTGTCTTTATATATATACACGAGGGGCCATTGGAGGGGTCAAATGGGGCTATCTCTATAATCGATTTTAAGGCCCGTACAGCGCCTCTAATGTCGCTGGGCTACCTGTACCCATTTATTTCATTTACGCTGTTTGTTCATCTAATGTTCTACTTTTAAGATAATTGTTCTTGTTAATTTGTTTTTCGGCTTATATTTTGGGAGGACACACATTTGAGCGAAGGAGACTGACGCCGTGACTGATGACCCCAATGATGATGCCCCAATACTTACAGTAGTTGACGGCGGCAAAGATGAAACCAAACCCAAAACCGACATCAAAAAAGGTGCCGATAACCTGACAAACAAACAGCGCGCATTCTGCAAGGCCATGCTGGCGGGCGCCGGATCACAAAGTGATGCTTACAGGCGGGCTTACGATGTGACATCAATGAGTGACGCCGCCATTCATACAGAAGCCAGCAAGATGATGCGGCACCCTGCAATCGCCCAAAGGCTAGAGAGTGGTTTCAAGGCTCAAGACGAAGCCGCACTGCTTTCAGGCCAGTCTCTCCGAGGCTATGTAGAAAGATCGCTGTATGAATTGAGTAAAGACGCAGACAGTGATGCGAACAAATTGAAAGCCTTACACCTGTTGGGCCAGACTGAGAAGTGTGGGGTGTTCGTGACCAGAACCCTAGACCTGACTGAGACCCTGACCCCTGCCGAAGTGGAACAGGAGCTTGCGGACAAGCTTAAAGATGCTTTCAAATCAAGGGCTTAACCATAATCCAGTTAAACTTTACATAATAATGATTATGCGATTACGACGATAAAGATCAATGATATCAATGACTTAGCTTTTGCCTTCAACACTGACAAGGCTGTACATGTCGAGCCGTGTCAGTGTTGAAGCTCGATCCCTGTCGCATATGATAGAGAAAAAGCCCCCTTTTTTACCCACGAAATAGACCGAAAAACCGATCTGGACCCTCTCCCCACCTCTGCCCGACCTGACCGCCCACCCCCCAAGCTGGCATATAACATCCATATACTTGTATTACATTGCAATCTGAGTTGTCTGTGAGCAAAATATAGAAATTGCATAGTTTCGTATGGCTTGCCCTACAAAAATAATATATAAAATAAATTTGACATTTTAGTACATAGTTAGTACGACGAATGATCATATATTTTACAGGGAACTTTTCGATGAACTGTTGGCATTGTAATACTGAGTTAATTTGGGGCGGCGACCATGACATTGATGAAGAAGATGAGAACTATACGATGGTTACAAATCTGAGTTGTCCTAATTGCGGAAGCATCGTTGATGTCTATCTACCTAAAGATGAAGATTGAATAAGGAGAGGATTATGTTTTCTGCATTAGCCTGTATGGCAGTCGCTATCTACTTTGAGGCGAGAGCTGAACCAATGGCGGGGCAGCTTGCCGTCGCTAATGTGGTTATGAATAGGGTCTGGGATGAGAGATACCCGAACGACGTTTGCGAAGTCATCACTCAAGGGAGGCTTGGCAGTAAGCCGACCAGCATAGTCCGCAGAGACCAATGCCAGTTTTCTTTCTATTGCGATGGTAAATCAGACGAGCCTAAAGATAATGAGGCTTTTGAGCTTGCGGTTGATCTTGCGAGCCATATACTCGCAGGAGTTTGGTTAGACCCGACAGATGGCGCAACACACTACCACGCAATAGATGTGCAGCCTGTCTGGGCGAAGACTAAAACGAGAGTGGTGCGAATAGAAAATCACATATTCTATAGGTGGGACTGATGCCAAGACGAACGAAAGAAGATAACTCAGGATGGCCTAAACATATTAAGAACACTAAAGAGCGTGAGAAAAGCGTAGCTAAGAAGATGAAAGGCCAGATGTTTGAAGATGTTGTGTTAAAAAGCGATAACAAGGTTATCGATTGGAACATCGCACAAAAATTTAAGAGGTCAGAGTTATGATAAGAAAGATACTACTACGCATTAGCCACTACGCCGCTAAATTTGACAGCTATTTATGGAGTAAACTGCACGGCAGGAAGGGAGACAATTAATGCATAAGGATAAGTTTAGATCAGCCCCGACCTCGAAAAGATATAAAGCTAACCACGAAAGTATTTTTGGCCCGGCTAAAGGTGCGCCTAAGTTGTCTAAAGCTGATAGGGAAAGACAAGAGCTTCGGAACAAGGAGTATCATGCTAAATTGGCCGAAGATGGTAAGAAGCCAGCAGATTGGTATGTTGCAAACGAGCGCAGAGTTCCTTCAAACCCTAATTACCAGAAGAAGCTGGGGCTTTCGAGGGCTTATGATGAGAACTACAGTAAAGTATTTCGTAAATGAAATCATGTCGAGTGAAGCTGCTGGATGCAAACTCTCAACAATGTCGGTGGATAGATGGACAAATTGATGGGCAAGCAGCGGTCTGCGGCTCACCTACGCACAACCGCACCTCTTGGTGTGAGGAGCATCACAAACGAGTATTCTCTAGAAATATTAGGCGCACACGGTTTGAAATTGATCAAGCTAAGTTCTATAATCTAACACCACTGAAAAAAAAGTCTGTTGAATATCCTACCGAGGGTTGACGTTTGGTCGGCCAATGTATAGGTTCTGTTCATATAACTATAGAAAGTCTTTGATATGACGCCTCGTCAAAAAGAATGTTTAGATTATATTTCTGGCTTTTGGTCAGACAACGGCTATGCGCCGTCTTTCGATGAAATTAGAATAGCCTTGGGTGCTAAGAGCAAATCATCTGTATCCGCTCTGGTAGCAAGGCTAGAGGAACGGGGTTATGTTGAATGGATACCTAACCTTGCCCGGTCTGTCCGTGTCATTTCTGATGAGCAACCCCCTGCCTCATCGGTATGAAGCGTAGCCCCGTCCTTACCCTTTATACTTGCTTTCAGCCCCTAATCGAGGGTATCTCTGTAAATGGATAACTGTTTATGGATAAAATGTTGGAACATAAGAAGCGAAAGACACCGTCCGTCATTGTTATTATCTTAATAACTCTGGCCGCGCCTTTGCTTTTGGTTTTTCTCAGTTTATCAGGTTGCCAGACGACACCTACAGAACCCGCCAAACTTGTTGCACAACCTACCATAAGATGCGCGCCAGCTACTCAAGTTATCCAATGGCTAGATAAAAAGTTTAATGAAAAGCCTGTTTACTCTGGGGTCTATGAGAATAGAATAGTCTTTACCTTATTCGTTAGCCCTGAAAAGACCTTTACGGTTGTACATACGGGAATACGAAACGAGATATCTTGTCTTGTTTCTTCAGGGCATAACTTTAAAGAGTTAAACTGGAATATTAAGAAGGGGAAGAGTGTATGACGCTGGACAGCATCACACAAGATCAACTTGATCGAGTCGGTGAGCTGCCAATAGATGTGCAGCGCGATATACTCGCTACGCTTAATAAGCTGGAAGCTACTCGTGACAGCAACAACGCTCAGTTAAACTTCATACCGTTTGTCAAGAAAGTGTGGCCCGGTTTTATTGAAGGGTATCACCATAAGATAATGGCCGATGCTTTTGAGCGTGTAGCCCGTGGCGAACTCAAGCGGTTAATTATCAATATGGCCCCTCGCCACACCAAGAGTGAGTTTGCCAGTCATCTATTCCCCGCGTGGTTTCTTGGGCATCATCCACAGAAGTATGTAATCCAAGCCTCGAACACCGCTGATCTAGCGGTAGACTTTGGCCGCAAAGTGCGCGATACAATTGGCGACACTGCGTACCAGAAGGTATTCCCCAACGTAGCGGTTCATGCAGATGCCGCCGCAGCGGGTAAATGGAAGACCACTGATAAAGGCGAATACTTTGCCCTTGGCACTGGCGGCACCATGACGGGCCGTGGTGGTGATCTGATCATTATTGATGACCCACATTCAGAGCAAGAAGCTAAACAGGCTGAAACCAAACCAGAAATATATGATGGCGTGTTCGAGTGGTATACGTCAGGTCCACGGCAACGTGTTCAGCCGGGCGCAGCGATAGTTATTGTTATGACACGCTGGTCGAAAAGAGATTTAACGGGACAAGTGCTGAAGGCCGCCGCAACTAAAGAGACAGGTGATGTCTGGGAGGTTATTGAGCTTCCTGCTATTCTGCCGAGCGGTAAACCAATCTGGCCTGAGTATTGGCCGGAAGAAGAAATTCTTGCGATTAAGGAAGAACTACCGATACCAAAATGGATGGCGCAGTACCAACAGACCCCGACAGCCGAAGAGGGCGCACTGGTCAAGCGTGAGTGGTGGCAGCGATGGGAACATCGTGATCCCCCGGATGTAGAGTTTATAATTCAATCTTGGGATACAGCGTTTGAAAAGACTCAACGCTCTGACTATTCTGCCTGTACAACTTGGGGCGTATTCTATAGAGAACACCCTGATACAGGCAAGACTATGCCCAATGTGATACTATTGGACGCCTTTAAACAACGTATGGAGTTCCCGGAACTGAAGAAAGTTGTGCTTGAAACTTACAACGAATGGGAGCCAGATGCGCTTATCGTTGAGAAGCGAGCTTCTGGTGCGCCACTTATTTATGAGCTTCGTGCTATGGGACTTCCAGTTGGGGAGTTTACACCGAGCCGTGGTAACGATAAGATCGCTAGAGTAAATGCAGTTTCCGATTTGTTTCATTCTGGTATAGTATGGGCGCCAGCTCATCGATGGGCAGAAGAAGTGATTGAAGAGTTTGCTGAGTTCCCTGCGGGGGAGCATGACGATCTTGTGGACAGCTCTACACAAGCATTGCTCCGCTATCGGCAGGGTGGGTTTATTCAAACCGTGCAGGATGAAGAAGAAGATAATCGACAAATCCTTCCGGCTGAGACGTATGAGTACTATTAAGGGGTAACCACATGGCGATCAATGTAGACAAAGCCTTAGTTCCTTCCGACATTCTCGTAGAGGATGGACCGGAAGTTGATATCGACCCACTAACAGGTGACGCGGATGATCCTGATTACGAATTAATGGGTGAGGAGCAGAATGAAGATGGGTCTGTTGTCATTGACTTTGATCCTAACGGTGAAGATGAGGACCGTAGTGAAGATCATAATGTAAATCTAGCCGAACTCCTTGAGGATGAGGCGCTTAGCGCGTTATCTGCTGAACTCGTTCAGGCGTTTAAGGACGACAAAGACACCCGTGCGCCTTGGGAGAAAGCCTATACCAGTGGGATTGCGCTATTAGGATTAAATATTGAGAGCAGACAACAGCCTTGGGCTGGCGCAAGTGGCGTGTTTCACCCTATTTTGACCGAAGCTGTGGTTAAGTTTCAAGCCGAAGCTATGATGGAGACGTTTCCTGCGTCCGGGCCAGTCTTAACCCGTATTATTGGCAAGACTGATCGTGATCGGGAGAGGCAAGCCAAGCGTGTTCGCCACGATATGAACTATCAATGCACCGAAGTGATGTCTGAGTACCGCCAAGAGCATGAACAGGCGTTGTTTCATCTAGCTATTGGCGGCTCAATCTTTAAAAAGGTCTACTTTGACCCTTCTCTAGGTCGTCAGACATCTAAATTTATTATGGCAGACGATTTTATAGTTGCATATGGCACAACTTCACTTACAGCGTGTCCCAGAATGACTCATGTCATGAAGATGTACCCTAATGATCTTTTAAAAGCTCAATATTCCGGGCAGTACCGTATGGTGGACGTGCCAAGCCCCTCCATTGAGTACACCGATGTTGATAGACGGGAGGATAAGGCAGCGGGAGACGCGCCAAAGGCTGAAAAAGATGACCGTCATACTTTATTAGAGATGCATGTCGAACATGATCTTCCCGGTTTTGAAGATTTGGACGAAGATGGCGAGCCAACTGGAATTGCATTGCCTTACATCATCACGATGGATAAGAGCAGCAATACTGTATTAAGTATTTACCGAAACTGGGAGGAAGATGATGATCTCAAAAGCAAAAATGAGTTCTTTATTCATTACCCCTATCTGCCGGGTCTTGGATTTTATGGTATTGGCCTTGTTCACCTTCTCGGTGGTATCTCTAAGTCTGCTACTAGTATCCTTCGGCAGCTTGTGGACGCTGGCACACTTTCTAACCTCCCCGCAGGATTAAAATCCCGTGGCCTTCGCATTAAAGGTGATAATTCCCCATTAAGACCCGGTGAGTTTCGTGATGTGGATGTTCCCGGCGGAGCCATTAAGGATAATATTGCGTTTGTACCTTATAAGGAACCATCTTCGGTCCTTTACCAGTTGCTTGGGAGTATTGTAGAGGAAGGTCGTAATATCGCTTCGATAGCCGATCTTAAAATATCAGACATGAACTCCCAAGCTCCCGTCGGCACCACTTTGGCGCTACTTGAGCGGGGCATGAAGGTTATGAGCGGCGTTCACGCTCGTATTCACGCTGCTATGCGCCAAGAGTTTAAGCTAATTGCCGCATTAGTTCGGGATCACGCTCCTGAAGAGTATGAGTATGATGTCGAAGATGGCGCTACTCGAACGAAAGATTATGATGATCGCGTTGACATCGTTCCAGTATCCAATCCTGATGCCTCAACTATGGCCCATCGGATTATGCAGCACCAAGCTGTACATCAGTTAGCCGCTACCGCTCCACACATCTATGATCTGAAAGAATTACATCGCCAGATGATTGAGGTTATGGGCATCGATAATGTTGAGAAGATTATTCCTCTCGAAGATGAGATGAAACCGAAAGACCCTGTGGCCGAGAATATGGCTCTGATGACAGGAGAACCTGTAAAGGCGCATGTTCATCAAGATCACGAGAGCCACATAAGAGTGCATGTGGCTGCGGCTCAAGACCCCAAGATCATCGAGGCGTTAGGTCAGGCACCCGCAGCTAAGGCTATTCAAGCGGCAGCAGCGGCTCACATACAAGAGCATGTGGCGTTCCAATATCGCCGTGAGATTGAGAAACAGTTGGGCGTACCTTTGCCAGAGCATAATGCAGACCTCCCCGCAGAAACAGAAGTTATGCTATCTAAATTGGTGGCGGATGCCTCCGACAAGTTGCTTCAGAAAGATAAAGCAGAAGCTCAAGCGCAGAAGAACGCTGAGAATCAAAACGATCCAGTATTGCAAATGCAGTTAGCCGAGAGCAAAGCTAAGGTCGATGAAGTTAAACGTAAGGGTATGGCGGATAGGCTTCGCGCCATGTTGGGTAAAGAGCAGATCGCCTCTAAAGAGAAGATCGAAGGCACCAAACTTGGTATAGAGGTGCAGTCAGATATGATGGATAAAG